CGTAACTGCCTAACTATCGAAAACGACGAAATGACCTGGGGTATCGATGACAGTCTTGAGCTTGTTGATCACTGTGCTCTAGTCTTAGATATCCATCATCATTGGATTCATTCGGGAGAGTATATTGAAGCAAATGACGACCGTGTTAAAAGGATTATTGATAGTTGGCGTGGTCAGCGCCCTGTTATTCATTACAGTGTTAGCCGTGAAGATGTACTCGTCAACCATTGTACTGATACTCGCCCAGAATTGGAGTCTTTGCTAGCACAGGGTTATAAAAAAGCAAAACTCAGAGCACACTCAAACTTCTACTGGAATACAGCAGTGAATCAATGGGCTCTGAGTTTTAGGGATCAGTTCGATATTATGGCAGAATCAAAAGGGAAAAATTTAGCTTCGTTTGCGTTGTACGAGCAGGCTAAACAACTTGGGCTCGTTTCTGTTCCCAATATCTTAGCATAGCCTGACGTTTCTTTTCAAGAGCTTCGGGTGAATGTTTTCTCCCTAAGTTTGCTTTTCCCACTGCGGATGTTTTAGATTTGCGATTGCTATTCAACGCCCAATTTGATTTAATTGATTCTGTCAAAGCGTTCTGATGTTCTTGAGATCGAAGTCTAGGTTTTCCTTTAGTAGATTTACTTAAATTTTCTTTGTGAGTGTCTGAGCGTAAAGGTTTTTTTCTTCCTTTTAATTTTTTTGATATTTTTTTAGCTGCCTCTGGCCCGCACGATCCCCCGCCGGTTTCTGGAATACGATTAGCCCAGTCTGAACTTTCTACAACATTCCATAATTCGCTGTAGTATTGACCCCATTTGTTTAGCTCTTGATTTGTTCGACACTCACGAATGATTTCAGTCGTGTAATCTTCGCCGTGTTCTTTTAGATGTTTTTTCCAATCTGCTCCCGATCCTGTATAGGCATGCGGGTCTGGCATTGTAGTTTTTCCGAGATATTTTAGGCCTGTTTTATTATGGGTTTTGACGTACAAATAAATAATCATGCTGATATGGTCCTTTCATATTAGAGTCCCTGGATACGCCAATATCGCGAGGGGCACTTTTTATTTATGTTTTGGATAAATTAAAATCAAGAAATCATTGACTCTTAAAGATTAGACATATATAATATTAATACTGAAGGAAACATAGTGAAGATCGGTTCTTCCTGTTAATTCGGTATATTGACAACACATCTTAAGGAGATCAAACATGTCAAACATCATCTATGGCTCTGAATCGAGCATCAAAAAAGTTCAAGAAATCGCCGCAGTAGTAAAAGGCACAAAACCTTTTGTAAAAGAACTGCCTCTATCCGTCCCGAGTATCAAAGGACAGCGAGCAACAAAATCATCAACCCTAAAGAAGTTTTTAGAATCCGAGGGCTGTTTTAACTGGAGCCTTTGGAAATTTCCAGCAGTAGTTAAAGTAGAAGAATCTGTAGCAAGAAGATATCAAGACCAAATATCAAAAGAGGGTGATGTCGATTTCGCCCAATCTATGGAAGCAGGATTTTTAGGGGACGGGTTTTGGTACGGTCGTTGGGATGGAGATCATCGAAAACATTTGTGGAACTTTGCATTTCCTGATACCGAAAAGACAGAATGTATGGTCTATCCTGTAGAATCGGTTGAAGTCGCCAATGAGTTATTTGTTAAAATACAGAAGTTCAACCAAAAGGGACTGACTCCAGAAGATACTGTAGTTAATCTATACTACGGAAAAGAGAAAAACGCTGTCAAAACTGCTGCCTTTTTAGAATACTGCGGTCTTGCTATCAAGAATTCCGACGAGGGCATTATGCCAAAAACAGCTACGCTATCTACACCTACAACCAAATATCGTTTATTTGACCGTAGCGTTAAAGAATGTGGATTAGACGAAACAAAAATGGCTGTTGATATCATTGTCGGAGGAATGAAAAAGAACTCTAAATGGAATCTCGAAGTTTCCCCTACATTGATGTTTGGTCTGGCAAAACTGTTTAAGCATCGTCCTCCTTCGATGACAAACGGGCTGAACAAGAGATTAACTCAATACATCCACGATTCAATGGTTACTACTCCTAATCAGCGTCTTTTGATCACTCAATGGTCTCGTGCTGGCGGAGACAAGCATAATCTTGAAGCAGAGAGTTTAGCCTACGGACTTGCCCTTTCTTTTAGAGCTGCTGTATCAGGAGGAAGTTATGGCGGCAATCTTAACATAACTGGTCCTTTATATGTATCGGCTCTCGATACTGATCTTGGATTAAAAGTAGCCTAAATCAAAAAGGCCCTTCGGGGCCTTCTCTCATATAAAAAGAAATTACAATGATAAATTTTAACAATGACAACATTCCAGATGATGACGATTCAGAAAGCGAAATGAATAAGTTAAGAGACTGGGTAAAAAGAAATAGAAACAATCAGGCATTCTCAAATCAAAATACTTTATACAAACAAGGATTTGACGATGGATATGTTATGGGCATGGCTGAGGCAAGGTGTGATGCTAGGGCGTTAGTCTATAATTTAGTCAAACTACTTGATGATGAAAAATAAAGAGAAATTTATTGTCGGACAACTTTCTCCCAAAACTAGTAAATGGCTTATTTCATTTTTTGATAATATACTTGAAGAATGGGCAGCTACTGGAAAAGCAAAAGAAATTATTGACTTGCTGCCGGGGATGCCTCATAAAGGTATAGGATTTCCTAGATGGAAACCAGAGTTTATAACATGGATGAAAAGTAAAGGGTATGATGTTTGGGAAACACCGGACAGTAAAATCTTAATAAAGTTTCATGAAAAAGAAGCAGTTTGGTTTATTTTACAATCAAAATAAAAAGCCCTCCGGGAGGGCTTTTTATTAGGCTAAGCAGATTACTTAGCTTTTGGTTTACGACCAGGTTTCTTTACGGCTGCTTCCTTTTTAGGAGCAGCTTTTTTTCCCTGAGCTTTTCGAGCACCTTGCTTAGGTTTAGCAGTTGTAACTGGTTTAGCAGGAGCAGGAAAAGGTGCTGCTTCTACTACTGGTTTGACTTCTGCTACTGGGGCAGGTACTTCTACCTTATATGGTACTTCTGTTTTTGTTTCAACAGGTGTGCTACCAAAAAGTTTTTTAATAAATCCAAACATGGTTAATCTCCTTGTGGTTTATTTATATGGTAAATATTTTAGAGGATTAAAAAAGAACATGATTCAAATAACTGATCTTGCTGCCTGTAAAGTAAAAGAAGCTTTAGTAAAGCGTGGCAAGGGATTTGGAATCAAAGTAGGTGTCAGGACTACAGGTTGCTCAGGACTATCATATACTTTAGAATATGTTGACGTCGAGCAAGGCAGAGAGCACTGTATAGAACATCACGATGTTAATGGCGTGAGAATCTATATGTCTCCAGAACATAGACCTTATCTGTACGGCAGCACCATGGATTGGGTTAAGAATGGACTTAATGAAGGTTTTGATTTTATTAACCCTAACGAACGAGATCGTTGTGGATGCGGTGAATCGTTTAGAGTTTAAGAACACCTACCTTAGGACGTTATCGTTACATAGGTGTGCCCGGCTGCTGGGCAGAGCGTTATGGGAGTCGTGCCCCGGAATGGCGCTCTAAGTGAGCACTTTTTATATGCGAATAATTTCAATATTATTTTTGTCATTGTTTGTATTTGGAATGAGTTTATTATTAATTCCTATGTTTGGAATTATCATAGGTGTAGTAGGTTCATTACTGTAATCTTTCTTGTAATCTTTTAAAAAAGACTTTATTGTAAATACTATACAAGGAGGGGCAAGCCATGAAACAGACTAAACTGCTTCAGAAAGTGTACAAGGCCTGCTTCGACCATGACGCCGAGAAATTGGCAGAACTCCGCAAGTTAGAGTTCCAAAAAATCTTGAAACGCAAGGCCGAAGGCAAGCCATTTAACACTAAATGGACTTTGGTACGGGTGTAATCGAACTGTAATGTTTTTACACTGGATAGAGCGGTAAATATGGCTATGACAGCTAAAACTTACCGCTCTATTTTTATCTCAGACGTTCACCTTGGTACTAGAGACTGTAAGGCAGAACAGCTCAATAACTTTCTTAAACACAACACCTGCGAAACACTCTACATGGTAGGTGATATCATCGATGCCTGGCGAATACAACAGAATAAATGGCGTTGGAAACAAAGTCATACCAATGTAGTTCGCAGAGTAATGGGCCATGCCAAGCGTGGAACTCGTGTAATCTATGTAGCAGGTAATCATGATGAATTTCTAAGACCCCTGATGCCATACGGCATTAACTTCGGCAACATCGAAGTGGTAAATCAAATAGAACACATAGGTGCCGATGGTAAACACTATCTAGTCACACATGGTGATCTATTCGATGGCATCACCAGACTAGCACCGTGGCTAAGTTTCCTAGGTGACAAAGCCTATGACTTTGTACTAATGCTGAACAACAAGTTTAACTGGTTTCGTAGGCGCATGGGATTAGGATATTGGTCATTGAGCAAGTACCTCAAAGCTCGTGTTAAGAAAGCAGTAGACTTTATATTCCAGTTTGAAAAGAATCTAGCAGACTATTGTCGTAAGCGTGGATTTGACGGTGTTATCTGCGGACACATACACCATGCCGAGATCAAAGACATAGACGGTATCATTTATATGAACGACGGTGACTGGGTCGAATCGATGACAGCTCTAGTAGAACATCACAGTGGACGATGGGAGATCGTCACATGGACCAAGGAGAGCGATAATGTGGATACTACTGATAATAGCGGTACACGCAACCGATCCAAACGACATACCAGCAAGGTTGACGATGCAGTTTCCAACACAACAACAGTGTCAAGCGGTAGCTGATACCCTTGAATATGATCTAAAGTTTAAACAATTTAAATTGGAGGCATCATGCTCTCAGAAAAAATAACCATAGTAGTACCTTGTAAGAATGAAGAACAGTATATTCATTACTTGTTAGATAGTCTACGCAAACAGGACATAGCTCAGACACGTATCATCATAGCAGACTGTTCTACAGATAATACCAGAGCAGTTATCGAAGCCAATAAAGGCACATTAAATGTAGAAGTCATACAAGGTGGTCCTGTATCTGAAGCTAAAAATAATGGTGCTAGATTAGTGACAACACCTTATATTTTGTTTATTGACAGCGATGTACGTTTCTTCAAATCTACAGTGATACACGATGCTGTACGATCGTTAGAAGAAGAGGATCTAGATCTTATAGGTTTAAATGCTCGTTGTTACGACGGCAATATCATAGCACAGGTGGGCTTTGGTATTTTCAATATCATAAACAATGTTCTAAAATACTCCTCACCATTTGCTGTAGGTGCGTTCATGCTCACACGCAGAGATCGGTTCGAGGAGTACGGCGGCTTTCCTGAGAAGTTCGCCACTTCGGAGGATTTCTTCTTATCTAGAAAGTACGACCCTAAAAAGTTTAAACTACTAAAACATCATTTTGGACAGGACAGTAGACGTTTCAAGAAGATGGGATATTTTGGCATGGCTTGGTATCTGATCAAGAACTTCGTCAATCGAAATAACCAGGCCTACTGGGATCGATTAGATTCGTCCAAGTATTGGGGTTGATCAGTATTTCCCCACAGGAAGCGTAGAACTAGCGGGCATATCCCAGATTGTCTTTTTATCTACGCCTTTCTTTTGGGCGAATCTTTTAGCGTCACAGTTTGAGCAGACATGGAAATAGTTGTTGCTTAAGCGTCGATGATCTATGTGTTTTAGATCTCTTTCAAATAGGCTGTCACAGTTGTCACAGCGAAACACAGCTATAGTTTTTTCTCTTTTATAACTGTGCTCTTTACCTAACTTGCTGGTACGAATGTGTTCTTGTATTCTAGTTTCTCTACGTAAGAACATATGGTATTTACATTCGGCTTGTAGAATTTTGGGCTAAATATTCAATAGAATGGTAACT